GCTCCTCAAGTTGCTCTTTGAGAGTGGTCTCCGATAGGCGCATCAGGGCAAGCTGTCCCTTGATGAATCGCCGTTTCAACAAGCGATCACCAAGCGTTGGTTTCAACCAGCCCTGAATAGGCTTTGCGAGAGATCTCCAGCTCTTCAGCTCTCGTGAAACGTTCAGGAAGTTCTTAGGAACTTTCATCTCGTTAAATTTGAACTTAGAAGCAATGGCGAAGAATATCGCCAAACCGTGGACCTTGATATGTCCCGGAAGAGTTTCAGGTTTGTCGAATCGACCCAAACTCGAAGGCAAAGAATTACGTGATGTCAATTCCTTGTCGAAGATGAGTCTATATTCATCCGACGAACGAAAAGATACATCATGAGTCTCACATCCGAGGGAGATTTCTTCCAACGGAGTGGTATCACGTGTGATCCAAAGAGGCATAATAATCCTAGCCCTTTCTCTTAGTGACAAAGATCCGTGCTCCCCTTTTCCAATGGGTCGCATGGCAATCTTCATCACACCGGCCAAATAATGGTCAAGTTTGCTGCTATGAAGTAATGTATCAGCAGATAGTGGTGACGTCACTATGGATTGTATAACATTAGGATTGTTCGCTGCATCAACCTTTCTCCATTTTATAGGAGAATAGATGCGGTCTTGAGTAACAACATGACCGCCAAACTCTGCCACGTACGCTGAAGTGATACATTTACCTTCAGATACAGGCATGAGGAAACGTTGTAGCAGACGCCGATAAGAATCAAGAACTGAAGTGTCCGAAATGACCACGTCGTCACCTATGATTCTAAACGAATCCACCTTATTAAGCTCAATTTCAATACATCTGAGCATAATTCCGTGCGCAAGGAAACACGCAGGAAAAGAAGGGAACAGACCCAATGGTTGGCCCTTTGTCCAAGCGATAGCGTCGATACGGTCATTTACCGTCAAAACGGGGTTATAGACCTTTCTTCGTTTATAATCTCGCATAATGGATGAGCTTATTGAATCGGGTACGTACCAACTTCCCCGGCAGACTTTCTCGAACAACTTAATATCGAAATCGTCTAAACCGAGTCTCCGGAATATATCAATCTGGAGCTCCAACGGGAGGTGGTTGGAAGCGTCAGCCAAATCGACTGACCCAACAACATGCCCGGTCCGCAATTTCTCGCGAACCCATTTTATTCCAAGCTGTTGGTTGTCGTAACAATCCCATGGTAATCTCTTCGTAATCTCAAAGAGTTGCTTCCCGAAAGGATATAATAATACTTGAAAAATCCTACGAGGGTTCGCAATTACACGAGCTTTACACCCAGGCTCCTGGATACAACCTATCCTACCGACATATGGCTTTGTATCAATCCGATCGTATAGTATTTCACAATCGG